TTTTCATTTACAACCTCCTCCGAATGTTTCTCGACATACTCATGGACTGCTTCCCTGATAAGGAAAGCCACTGACCTTTTTTCTTTTTTACAAATTTCAGCCAATTTGTAAAAATCTTCTTTTTCCAATACGCTGCTTACTGCCCAATCTGACATTTTAATGCCTCCTTGTTATTTCTTATAAACATTCAAGCCAATCTTAGCAGACTCATGGCCTTCAATTGATTGATTCCCCTCTGTACTGGCGATAATCGTAGTTTTCCCTGACGACGATTTTCCGAACTCTTTTGACAAATCAACCGTAATAGTCAAAATGTTCCCATCAGTTTTCATCGATACATTTTTCATTTTTACCATCCTTTTAACCATTTTTTTTTATAAAATTCCTAACAAGAATCGCATTTTTTATCCATTTTTTCCATGTAGGACTAATTGACAAATTTATCCATAACCCATCGCAACAACTCGTATGAATTCTTTCAACCTTTGTTTGTAACGGACATACTTCCGAACTCATGCAAAAATTATATTTTTTGCAATAAGGACAATCCCCACTAAACCAGGATTCTTTCAATTCTTTTTCCATGATCTGCACATCTGGAGCACCTCCAGAATTCTGAGTCTTTGCCCACTTAATCATTCGATCATAATGGTCCAGGGCTTCTTGTTTAATTGTTTTTTTCATTTTTTTCCGCCTTCAATTTATTCCAGCGCACGACTGAAATAAATTTCTTTTCTGACATCTTTTTGAGAATTTTTAAACTTGCTTTCTGATTGAGTGTCATTTTACAACCTCCTTAAAAAACTTAATAGCTTCATATAGTGACATAAAAGTTCTCATTATTTCTTCATTTTGAAAAACAATGTATCTATCATCTCTTTGGTCGAATTCATCCAGATAATAAACATTACTTCCTATAGTTTTTGTTTTATGAGTCATTATTGCTTGTTGATTTATTCTCATTTTCGTACTCTCCTTATCTTTGATATATATAATATAATAAATATAATAAATAAAGTCAAGTAAAATATTCAATTTATTTAAAAAATATAAAATAAAAAAGTTCCTTGCTCAAGGGAACTTTTTCAGGTTTGATAATCGAAGATGTTTTGGAAAGACTTTAAAAAGTTTTCATGAGGACATAACATTGATCTTTATTTTCTTTTTTTTCGCAATAATCAATTTTATCCTGTATCCGACAACAATCCATTTCTTTATCAATATTCGGAGGTTGAGAAAGTTTCTGACTCAAGTAAAGAATATCATATAATCTCTGGCAACAGGAGGGCGCATCAGGCCTGTCTATTTTATGGACATTGCAACTGACAAACATAATGACAAATACTATACTCAATATGACTTTCATTTTTTTATTACCCCTTTAAATAAAGAATATCCGATGAGACATAATACAATCATAAAAAAAGCATAAATAACAAGTTCACGTTCATTCATTTATACATTCCTCGTCTATTTTATATGGAAGCCGGTCTTCAAATTCTGATTTTTTTCCGATATTCCACTGACTAATTGGTCTATTCAATAATACCCGACCACACGTTGATAAATTTCGCATGGAACAAGTATTTTTGGCTGACCTCCTTTGTTCATGTCTTTTTCTACTGTGATATTTATCATGTTCTTTTTTCTCCATTAACTGTAAATTTTCAATATTATTATTTTTTTTATTTTCATCAATATGATGAACAATTTCATTTTTATTTAATTTTCTTCCTATATATTGTTCCATAACAATTCTATGTTTTAATTTATATTTTTTTTGATTAACATTTTCAATTAAATATCCATTATTAAAAGATGTTCCACCATTATATGATGGATGATTTATCCCTTTTTGATATTTAATCGAACATTCTTGAGAACAAAAATGACACCCTGTTTTAGTTTTTTTCCTAATTGCTATGAATTCTTTTTTGCAATTATTACATATTTTTATATATTCCTTTTTTTTTGACTCATCTTGAATTTTAATAAATTCTTTGTAACAATTGTCTGAGCAAAATTTATATCTTATTCGTTTTTCTTTTGAATAACATTTCAACATTTTATGAATAATATTACATAATGGACAAATAACTTCAATCGTGGTATCTTCTTCTTTACATTTTTTACTACAATAAATCTGATGATCCCATCTTGATTTATAAATTTTAAATTTACTACTGCAAACTTTACATTCTTTTTCTATCATAAATATATATCCAGTTTTCTTTTGTTACGATGGAAACATAGGATATATATTTTGTCAATTCATTTCTTTATCTCAGCTTTTTTAATATCAATCGCTTGCTTATCACAGGACCAACTTCCGACAGAAAATTTATATCCAGATATGGCAAGCCCCGCCGATATAATAAGCAATACAACAACCAGCAAGATACTTATCGTTCGCGCCGGATACCTGAACGCATCATCGATAAGATTATTTTTCCAATTTTTTTCTTTTGTTTTATTCATATTGTACTCCTATCTCTTCATAAAATTTTATGGGATCAATCGCATTAATCCCTTTAAGTGTTTCAAAATGTAAATGCTCACCACATTTGTTTTTAGTCATATATTCAGTCACACCAGTCCATCCAATTTGACTTCGAAAATTGTAGGATTGATTTTCTTTTATATTTTGTCTGGGATCACAAAGATGAATAAATTTTAATTCTGTAATTTCACCTGAATAAATAGGTCGAGCGACAACATTCCAGCCCCATTCTGGCTGAAATCCTATGCGTAAAACCTCACAATCGCAGGGAAATATTACAGTTTGTTTCTTCCAATTAAGCATATTATAACATCTTAAATCAATTCCAAGATGGCTCTCATTTGATCCGTTACGTATGCGTTTCCCGAAGGGACTGACTATTTTTTGAATTGGTCTATCTATCATAAATCCACCGTTGTTACATTATTTAATTTAACAAAAATATCCCAAGATGACAACATCAACTCATCAGAATAAAAATACATAAAAGCATCAAACAATATCTTCCGTTCGGAATATAAACCGTCGAAATCCCAACCTCCAATTATATAATGAAGTTTTCTATGCTGATATTTTATAAACAAATCATGCAATATATCTTTTATATCAGGACTGCCATCTTTAAATTCTACAAACAGATACAAGTCATATCCGCGTTCTTTACAAATTTCTTTCATCGGCCTTAAATAAACATCTTCGAGCGTTCCATAATTTATTAACGTCTCAGTATACCATTTTTTATCATGACTCAACACGATCCTATCGTCAATACTCAATATTACATCGGCCTCAACGATCTGGCATCCGGCCTTCAACGCCCCATATAAAGGATTATTTGTCGCATAATCATTATGACTATGTTTTATTACCGACGGATTGATATTTATCTCAACATCTTTTGGATCAGGAATATCATTACAACTTTGAATAAAAATGAACAAAAATAAAAATAAAATTATTTTATACATTCTTTTACCTCATTTATACAATATAAACAACAATGATTTTTTATTAAAATACCACATTTTTTACATCTATTCATAGGATATATTCCTCTTTAAATTTTGTCAACTGTAATATTTGTTCTTTCACTTCCGGTCATGCTTGCGGTTACTCTGTCTTTTGCATCATTTATGTCTCTAAATTTGACCGTCGCCAGGCCTCCGCCAAGATCAGTTATCGTTGTTTTACCGACCAATATACTCAATATCAATTTTAAAGTCTGAATAACGGTATATCCAGTTTCAATAACTGTCGTATCAAGCATAGGATTAGTCGGAATCAAATTTATTTTTTCATCTATCGAACCCGCCGATGGCGTCCCTGATGTCGGAGCTAATTTCATGGCGTCCCTTACAATTTGAGCCGTAACTTCAATATTTCCATGAGATAAATCGACCAAAGAATCTTCATCTTTTGTAAATCCCGTACCTTTTATATCGATAAAATTTGTATCAATACCTTCATAAATCGATCCCGTTACTGGACTCGTCAACGAAACATCCCTTGATTTCATGGCTTTTGCAATAATATCCGCATTTGTTGTAGTATCTGCCAACTCTGCCGTTCCTGGTTCAGTCTCATATACCATGTTTGTTCGAGTAAAATTACGTTGAACCGTACTTTCCAAAATAGCAAAATCATACATAATTTGAATTACTGTTTCTGTTGACGCTATTTTTATGAAACAAAAATATATTCCTGTCGCTTCTTTTTCGAGTTTTTTATATGTTGATATTCCAGAATTTCCGAGTGGTGTTGAACACGCAAATTCTTTAAACAATATTGCATTCTTATCAACTGCATTTTGAGTCGATACTGATAATCCAAAATCAGAATCATCAGGGTCTTCCATGCTTCCGGCATCATCATATAAACAAACTCGTAACTTATATACATTATAACTCGATGCCGGAATAAGAAAATAAGCGGGTATACTTGCGACAAAAGAAGTATTATTTTGGATTGAAAGCACGCTTGCTTCTTTTGCCACACCTGTTGTATTATAATCACTCAAAGCGTCAGCAACTTCTGAATTTACCTGGATTGCAGAAATATTATTCAATCCGTCTAATGTTTGAATAGTCCCAGAAATACTAAATCCAGCTTTATCCGTCAATGCCTTTGTACCTACTGCCCAAACATCTTCCGCCGTTATATCGTTTAATCCAGTAACAGTTGATTCCTTCGCTCCAGCCAAAAATCCGGCATCAATTGTAAAATCAAGACTGTCAAAATCTTCATTATATATTTTATAATCGTTTTCTTTACCTTGCGGAAAATAAGTGGCATGAGTGACAACTAATTTCCATATTCCTATTGCATTCGGAGTAAAACTTGCTCTGTAATTTCCGAGTTCGAGTTCGGTTATTATTACTGCAATAGTCCCACTTACTTCCGTTCCTGATGGATTGTATAATTTTTTAGTAAAATCTGTTAATGTTATTCCAGCTTTACGAACACCCGATAAATCTAAAACGGTAAAATCATCAACTATTGCTGTGTTTATTATTCCATTCATTTAGTTTTCTCTTTTTCAAGTATTTCAATTCTACTCTTTAATTTTTTCATTTCTTCTAACATTACCCAAATCGTTCGACCTTCTTTTACTCCATCTGGTTCATTGTTTATTACAATAGCAAGTTCAGGGAATACTTCATATACTTCTTCTGCAATTGGGCCAAAGTCGTCTATTGTTCCATCATCAGTTCGGTCAAACAGTTTCACGCCAATATCATAAATTCTTGATGTATCAAATATATCTCTTTCATTTGTTTTATATTTTCTCGATGATGTATCATAAGTTAAAAGTCCAGATGTCGTAGTCCATTTTAAAGAATATGTCCCTGCACCAGAACCAAGAGCAGGCATAGAAACAGCCCCAGTTGCAGCGCAAGTCAATATCGAAGCTCCAATATAGACTTGTAGAATGTTAGTGGAATGGTCAAAAGAAAGCTCTCCTGCATAACTCAGTTCGGGATCTCCAAATAAAAGACCACTTGTTTTATTATTAGGAGTTAAAAACTGTAGATAAGCATGATTGTTATTTTCCAGTGTAGCGATACTGTAGGCATAAGAATCTACAGTTCCAGCTGAAGCCTTATGAACATGCAGCATATTATCTGGAGAAGTTGTTCCTATTCCAGTGTATCCAGATGACAAAATAGTCGCTTTTACAGCATTATTAACAGCGAATTGTATTGGATAGGTTCCTTGTGCACTTATCACTGCGGCGTATGGCGTGGAACCTCCAGCTAATCCACCAGTCACAGAACTTTCTCTACCAACATAAAGCTCCCCACCTGTGTTTTTATATGTAGTTATTGCGTAATTCGTACCGGTTGTGGATTCGACTTTCATAATACAAGAAGCAGCTTGTATATCTAACTTATAACCTGCTGTTAGGGATACAGTCCCTATTCCCACTCTTCCATCTGCTAATAGTGTTAACACCGCAGAATTGTTTGATCCCACATAAAAAGGATGATTGGTTATTGTTCCTACCCAGCCATAAGTTGTGCTGGATTGTAAAATTGTTTCAACTGAACTTCCTGTTTCAGTAATTTTTAATTGTAAAATTCCTGCTTTTGAGAGTTCTAAAATAGAATCTGGAGCTGTTGTTCCAATTCCAACACTGCCCATAAAACAACTCTTCGCATCAGTAGCAGAATAAACTGCGTAATTATTCGCTCCTGCTGCTGGATAACCATTTGGTATATTTATAGCGATATTAGTTGTTGCTCCAGTTGCTACAAAATATCCTCCTATATTTTGTGTAGCCCCTGATCCCGAAGCTTCAGCATCAAGGCCATAATTATTCCCACTTGTTGCTGTGTTTGAGAAGAAACCTGTTAATCCTGCAATAGTCCTTACGACTGCGAGACTTCCTGCTGGTGCGATAGTTCCTATTCCTACATTTCCACCATATTGCTGGAATATAAGCGATCTTGCTGTTGATGGGTTTTCATAACATCCAATTGAACCATACCTACTTCCAGCAGTAGCATTACAACCAAGTTCAAAATAAATCAAAAGCTCATCACTACCAACAGTATCCGCAGACCCAATTTGAAAAACAGTAGACAATGCTCCTGCTTTGGACTGTACTCCACGAACATACAGTGGAGAATTTGGAATTGTTGTTCCTATCCCTACATTACATCCAGTTATTTCTAAATAATTATTTGTATCATCAAAATTTATAAGAGGCCCTGCTGCTTGCCCTATTGTTGCTCCATCAGACATTATAAGTGATGTGCCTATAGTTTTATTTGTAAGTGTTTGAGTTCCATCAATTGTGACAACACTTGTTGATGTATTTGTAGGATTAGTTATCATCAAAGTCCCTGGATTTAGAACCAATCCACCTAATCCTACTGAATAATCCAAACAAAATTTTGCTGCACCACCAGTATAACCAGATTGCGCCGCCATTGCATTTGTATTTGCAAGTCCTGTCCCAATGGCTGTTCCTGTGTTACCATTTGTTGTTGTTTGAGTTGATCCACCAGTAATCCAAGGATTATCTGTAGCTTGATCTGATGTTGCACACTCAAGATAGTTATCACCATCTTTATAAAATATCCATCCGCCAGAAGGTCCAACATCACCTAAATTATAACTTGGTACAACCGAAGTGAAAGATCTGATACAACGTACACGATAATTACTATTTTTAGGATCATCAGAATACATAGCACCATTTGTAAAATTTTCACTATATGCTGTAGTAGCATCATGCTCCGAGGAACTCCAATAAGTGCTATTTGCAAACCCCCCAATTCCATTAACCTTTAAATTCAAATACATTTGATTGAGTTCTAATCTTGACGGTAAATACCAATCATCATATAACGGACTATGAGTTAATATCATATTCCCATTTGCATAATTGATTAAAGCTCCAGCGGCCAAATATAAGTCAGAAAATCCTAATGCTGCTGTCCCTAAATAAGCACCATCGTATGTATCTGGAATAAATCCTGTCGCTGCCGAAATCAAAGTTGACTGGAATTGACCTGTCGAAGCATTAAAAATTAAACCAGCATTAGTTTTCGCCCCCAACGGTCCAGTTGTATCAGTTACAAATAATGGAAAGCAGGTCGTATCTGAGGCCTCGTTACCTAATGCGATAGTCGTCGCCACGCCTGCCGTGCCTGAAATACTCGCTGTTATCGTATTATTAAACGTCCAAGCCGCACCCGTTACCGTATATTGCCCACCCGCTTCAAGAATTGTATCATCGGCGTCTCGGACTGATTTTACCCTGGTCGTGCCTATTAGCATTCCTGTAAATTGGATTATACCTGTCGTTGAAGTTGATTTTATTGATGTATGTTGATGATCGTCAATTGTATCAAGAGCTAATTGAACATTTGTATCAGAGGCCGAGAGTATTCCTCCAAAACTTGTAATATCAGTAAGAACATTACTTGCCGCCGTAACAGAAATAGCCCCACCTGCAAAAGTAGAAGTCGCTGTTTGTTTGTAACTTCGTACTCCATTAACAAAACCACCACCAGTATAAGACGCTATTGACCTGGTATTTCCATCTGTAATCGCAAAACCTGTTAATACAGGTTCAAGAACTGCTATTTCTGAAGGCATTATAAATTGAGACATATCTGGGCCTGCTCCAGTCCCTAAACTGGCTGAAGCGTTCGCCGCTGAATTATAAGTTGTTGCTGACATTAATACAAAATATCCTGGTATAGGACTTGCAGTTGAAGGAGTTTGCATATCATCCATATAAGCATATATGGCATAAATTCCGTATCTTGTAGCTCCTGACGATCCCAGGGGTGTCGGGACACTGGCAGATAAATATGAACTTGGTATTACTTTGTTTACAACTACAGCACTAAAATTTATAGAATCATCACCAATTCCACTTACTTTAGTTAAAGTACCGGATGCAGTTGCATCATTTACCCATGTGCTGCCCCATGCTTCAATCAATGTTTTTCCAACATTTGTATATAATACAGTATATGTACTTCCATTATGAGTATAAGTCGCTCCCGCTGTCGGAGCAGTGCTTACCCCAGATACGGTAAAATTTCTTCTATGAAATTTTTGAGCAATATTTGATGAGTTTTTCCAAAGACCAACTGTTGACAGAGCCACTCCCGTATGATCGGGAACATTTCCTAAAACTCCATGATCGTCAATTAAATCTTGACCCTGAGAATCAATTGTTCTATTTCCTGCGTTTAATAAAGTTATTTTTGCACCTGTCCACAAATATACTGATCCCAGTCTAAAATGGTCATGTGCGGCTATCGCAGTTTCATAATTATAAGGATGAGGGTTTCTTTGGATTAAAAATTCAGTATCATCATACCAAATTGAAAAAAGCAAGACAGTGCTTTTCATCATATTATATAAATTTGTATAATATACAGATATATCAGCACTAATAATAGTAGAAACGTCTATTGCAACTATCGTATTCGTCGCAGTATATCCGATCCAATATCCTTTGTTTTTAGATAGTTGTACGCTTTCGCCTCCTGCCCAGGTTATGCCTACACCTCCTATTCGGCCTGTCCCAGGACGTAAAACTGTAAAAAGTCCTCCAGTGGTCATTGAATAATAATTACCCGATCCACCGTATGAAATAAATCCTGTCATTTGAGTATCACTCATAGCGATACTTTGATCTGCCCATGAAGGATTCGCACCATGCCCACCAGAAGCTAAAATCTGT